CTTCTGATGTAAATAGATATCCAGACCCCACAGCATCTATGAAGATGTTAAAATCAAAAGAAGGCCAATTCATTTTAGTAGGTGATTACGATGAAAAGACAAAGGATAAAAATACTTCTATCATGGGTAGATTCTGGAAAAGACCGGGAGAAAGAGATCAATACATACTAGACCAAGCTATGAAAGATGGGACAGACTGCACTATTATTTTACCTGTTGACCCCGGTGCTGCTGGTAAAACAGCATTTAGAGAGATGTCAAAAAAGTTTATTGAAGAAGGTTTTGTTGTAAAACAAGACCCAACTCCAAATAACAAATCAAAATTGAAAAGATTTGAACCATTCTCCGCCGCTGCACAGTCTGGGCTAATTAGTATTGTGGAGTCAACTTTTAGTGATGAGACTTTAGAATATATATATAAAGAATTAGAAAATTTTGATGGAGAAAGATCTTCTGCTTCCAAAAAAGATGATATATGTGATGCTACTGCATCTGTCTACTCATATTTAACTACAGCAAAAATTATAAAACCTTTTAAAGTACCTACAATTGAATCTGATACGAAACTGCATAGTTACAGAAATTCAATTAGATAAATATATGTAAAATTGACTAAAAATGGCAAAAATGTTAATATAACTTATATATTAACAGGAGGTATTGAATTAATGTATGGCTAGACAACCTACAAAAAGTAGTGTCCCTCCAAAGACAACTACTGAGCAACGTCAATCAGGCTCACAAAAAGCCACAATAGCCATTGAAGCTATCAAACGTATAGTAGATATATTAAAACCTTGGGAATTATCCAGAACACAACGTCATAGAACATATCAATCAATGTTGCGTGATGATGCTGTTTTTAGTAGTTGGGACACACGAACTAAAATGGTTCAAGAATCTCAACAAAATGGAAGGTTGAAATATGACCCTAACAATGAAGAAGCAGTGGCTGTTGCTAAATATTTAAAATATTGTATGTCCCAAATGGCAGCACAAACACCAAGGTCTGTAGCTGGTGCTGCTAGTGAAATGATTTATAATTTATATGCACCATTTGAATTAGTTACTCGTGCTGGTGAAGGACAATATGAAGGATACCATGTTCTAGATAAATTAGTATACATTAATCCACTCACTATTGATCCTGTTAAGCCATTTAAAACTATCAATGGTGGAAATGATATTGTTGAATGGTATCAATTAAAATCAGCATTTGAAGAGTCATCTGGACTTATGGCTAAGACTCAGTTAAATGGTGAAGGTAAAGTTGCTATTGATGCTAGAAAGGTTATGGTGGCATCTTACAGTAATATGCCAAACAATCCTATCAATGGTACATCAGCTTTTGATGCTGCATATAACGCTTGGCGTGAAAAGGGATTGATTAATGATTTCTTGATTATGGGTGTCCAGAAAGATATGGCTGGTATCCCTATTTTAGAAGTACCACAAGACCTATTAAATGCAGCAGAAGAAAAAAATTCAGATGCATACTATACAATTGAATCTCTGAAGAATCAAATGGCTAATCTCCATGCAGGAGATCAAAGTTTTATGATTATGCCATCAGATTGCCATAATGAAAATGGTACTGGTGCTAAATTATATAATATTACATTCAAAGGGATCGACGGAAGCGGAAAGGTCTTTGATCTAGAAGCTCTAATTGACCAACGCAATAGAGCCATACATAAGGCACTTGGTGCATTAAATATTAACTCTGCTGAACAAGGTACAGCTTCATATAACTCCTTAGAAGGTCAGACTAATATTCAATATCACTATGTTAAATCTGATTGTCGTGTTATTGATGAAATGTGGAATAAACAAATATTCCCATTATTATTACGCCTTAATAATTGGGTTGTTAATTCAGAGAGTATGCCTGTATGGGAACATGGAGAAGTTCAAGAGGTTAGTCTAGAAGAATTCTCTAAATATTTCCAACGTGGTAAATTATTTCTTCCTCTTGTTCCACAAGTGGTTAATAGATATCTTGAAGTTGCTAAGATTAATTATCGTGTAGCTGAGGATATGACTACAGAACAATTGAAAGAAATTATGGCTGCTGCTGAAGATAGAAGTGGTGAAAGTGATGGAACTTCTGGATATGGAAGTAAAGTTCAGTCACAAGACAATAATATGGAAAACAAATAAACTAATATATAATTTAGCACAATATTGATAGATTATTGAATTAGTTAAATTATATATTGTATAAATTAATTATATATGCTATCATATACATATGAAGCAGTAATTATGAATTAATTATAACTACAAAGTTTCTTAAATTAGGAGATTTTAATGGCAAGTAAAAAACTACCTCGCCTTTCAAAATCCCTTCTTGAAAAACCACAATTGATCACACTTGAAAAATTCCAAGAAATTGCTGAAGTATTAGATAAAAGAGAATATCTAACTAAGCCTCAATTATTTTGGGACGATGAAGATGACATTTGTCCAGAAAAAGAAATGGAACATGAAGATGCTCCTTGGGGTACACTTTATGTAGAAGGGCCATTAACATACAAACCCACTGGTTGGGAAGCTATGTGTGGTGGTGCCTCTTATGCTGGTCTTATTGAACAAATGGAATCTTTTATTAAGCAAGGAAAGCAATGTGTTGTTATGTGGTTAAATACCCCCGGTGGTCAAGCTTATCGAATGATGTATACAGCTCGTAAATTACGCCAAATGGCTGACGAAGCTGGTATAAAACTTATTGGATATATTGATGGTCAAGCTTGTTCTGCTGGTATGGGTTTGTCTAGTGCATGTCATGAAGTTATTTCAAATATTGAATCTGATGTCGGTTCAATAGGAGTTGTTTTAAGTTTATGTAATGATTCCAAGCACTTAGAACAAGAAGGGTATGAAAGAAAATTCATCACTGCTGGTGAATTTAAAGTACCGATAGATGACCAAGGAGAATTCAAAGAGGGGTTCCTGAGTGATCTACAGGCGCAGGTAAATGACTTATATGATAAGTTTGTTACACATATTGCAGAAATGCGAGGTATTGATAAACAAGTCATTATAGATACACAGGCGCGTGTATTTAAAGCTGAAGTTGGTTTAGATATTGGTCTAGTAGATAAGATTATGGAAGAAGATGAATTTTATAATTATCTACAAACTGATGTTTTAGGAAGTTCAGTTACTGGAGTTGAAAATGACTCTGAAAGACTCTCTAACGACAATAATGATAAAGGTAAACAAATGTCAAATACCGTAGATGTAAGTCCAGAGATGCAAGCACAACTCGCTGAACTGGCTGCTGTAAAGGCACAGCTTGAAGAATATAAAACAAAAGAAGCTCAAGCTAAAAAAGAAAAATTAGATGCAAAACTTTCAACTTTTGAATTTGTTGCAGATAAAAAAGAAGCACTAATGTCATTCTTTATGAGTGCTAGTGTGGATGAACAACACAAAGAATTACTTTCTTCTGTTTTAGATAGTGCAAAACTTTCTATTAATGATGTAACTGAAGAAGCAGCTACTCAAATTGTAGACCTTAATGCTAAATTGGAAGCTGCACAAGCTGAGGCTACTTCCGCTAAAGAAGAAGCTGAGAAAGTAAAACTGGAGTTTGGTACTAAACAGGACACTGTTGAACTTGAAGCAAAAGATGAAGTTCATACTGATGCATCTGCTGCTCGTACCTCTCAGTTGCAAAAATTTGTTAATAAAAAATTAGCCTCTAAATAATAAATTATAAAACAGGAGAAATTTAATGGCTACTTCTTATCGTAAACAAGCCGTACTTGCAGGTCTTCAGACTGAACTTGGTGGCAATGCTTACACTCATAAAAGTGCACAAGTTACTGTTACTGCCACAATGGGTAATGGTTCTTTCGTAAAAGCAGACAATACTGAAGCTGCTATCGCCGATGTTGCTTTAGTTGCAGGTTTTATTGATGATGAACGTTTTGATGATGGCTTCTATGCTGTTGGTGATGTTGTAATGACTCGCGTAGCAGTACGTAATGTTATCGCAAATAGTGACGTTGTACATTATTCAAATGGTGTATTTGGTGGTGAAGCTTTGGCTATTCTTGATGCTAATGGTGTCATCTTCCAGTCTGCCGCTACTGATTTTACTCGTAACTAATAAGAATTATAAATAGGAGATTTAAAATATGGCACGTATGGGTGACTGGGGTGTAACCGATTATACTCCACTAATGGCACTTAAACCACGTTCACAGAACTTGCTGGAACAGTTGGGTATCTTTTCTGAAGGTTCAACTGAGTATTTGACTGGCGAATGGGCTGAGTTTGAGCGTGAAGAAAAAGGCTTGACTAATATGCACAACGTAGAACGTGGTGCTGACCGTCAATTTGCTGGTACTGAAAAAGCTCGTAAAGAAGCGTTGCGTGTACCTTTTGCTACCTTGGATAGTGTTACCAAACCACAGGAAGTTAATGCTTTCCGTGAATATGGCACTGAGAATATGCCAGCTTCTGTTGAACGTTTGGTTAACAAGAAAATTGAGCATATCCAACGTTCACATGCACGTTATATCCGTGATGTACAGTATCAAGCAATCGTAAATAACAAAGTTTATGCATTTGATAAAGATGGTAATGAACTGACTTCTCTGGCTAAAAACTACTCTACTCTGTGGGGTGCTGCTCGTGATACTCAGACTATGGATCTTACCAATGCTGCTGTAGATCCTTTCTCAGAACTGGCTAAAGGTCGTCTGAATCTGATCCAGAACGCTGGTGACGATGGTGATGGTTATCGTGTAGTCTATCTGGTTGATACTACTCAGTTTGACCTGATTATTACTCATCCTCTAGTTGAAGCTGCGTACTCTCAGTACCCTTCCGATCAAGAGCCTCTTCGTCGTCGTCTTGGTATGACCAATGAATTCAGCAATAACCGTGTGTTTGAACACAAAGGTATTACCGTAATTGAAGATATCTCTGGTAAGATTGCTTCTACCAAAGGCTACATGATCCCTGTTGGACTTGAAATTGCCTCTGCTGCATATGCACCTGCTGATACAGTAATGCATGTAGGTCAGGTATCTGAAGGTTCTTACTTGTTCATGAAAGAAACTATGCGTTCAACTGTTATTGAGTCTGAAGTTGCATACTTAGCAGTGCTTACAAAACCTGAGCTCATCAGCGAGTTTACTGTAACTATTGCTTAATATATAGTTATATATTATTTAAAGGAGGATCTTTCGATTCTCCTTTTTTATTATTGGAGGATTGATAAATGACAATGCAACATAAATTTTTTCCTAATAGATTACTTCTTTGGCAATATCTTCAGGATAAATGTCAAGGTATTGATTTTCAACGTACACTACGATTACCAATCTGTTCTTTCTCTATAGATGGTAAAGATTATTTGTGTAGAAGTTCTAAGCAGTTTATTGACACAATCAATGAAATGTTTAATCTAAATTTTGATGCAAATAGAAGTAATTGTAGAGGTCAGAAGTTCACATTAGTTTGGTGGGATGATAATGAAGAAAAAGAAACCAGTTCCGATGTTAGGGAACAAGAAAAAGAAGAAGAAATAGTAACAACTGTTGATATTGAATATACCAAACCTACTATTGAAGATTTAAAGAATCTTTATGATGAAAATGATAAGAAAGGTAGTAAGGATAAATTAGAATTAGCAGCTAAAAATGCTTTTGGTGTATCATTAAATAAACGTCTAACTTTTGAAAATATGATCATTGAGCTTGAAGGTCAACTTGAAAGTTAACTTGAAGATTAATATAAATAAGCCCCAGAAATGGGGCTTTTTGTTATGTTAGATAAGTGGTCTAATATCAAAACCTTTAAGTAGACAGTATGTTACTAGCATTGTATATGGATTTGTATCACTACTTTGGTTGTCATTAGTGAATACAATTGCTTCATCCATACAACAAAATAATTCATCCGAAATTTCAACAACACTATAATCCATAGAACTTGCTTCTGATATAATAGCTTGTGTTGACGGAATACTATTATTATATAAAACAATATAGTATAGTGGATATTCCCAATGAGTATATTTAACAAGTGCTAATTTTTCTTTAAAATACTGGCTCCCCTTCTTTGCTACCTGCACAGTACCTACAACATCAACCACCATATCTCTGATCAAGGCTGTTGTTGGGTTATTTCTGTTTTTATTGAGTTTATCAATAATATCTGTATTCATCTGAGTTTGCGCGAGATACACCGTCCTTCAGGGCGGTGAGGGATAGCGCCGTTTGCTCTGCAAACGCCTCTCTCGCTCTCCGTAATTAGTGGGCTACCTTGGAATTAAAATAATAATGATATCCAGTGTTTCTCTGAATGATCTGGCAGGTTTTGTACGAAACACCTTGGACACCCCCTGTTTTCGTTTGCACATTAAAGTACCCTGAATCTCGCACCGCCACTCGGCCTACATGAATACCCTGCTTTTTGCCTTTCGTCACTGTGGATATGACTAAATCGCCAGTCTGAAAGCCAAAATATGTTTTTTTACGCTGTAAATATCCTCGCGGAAAACCATATTGGTCAAGTCGAGTTCGCTGATAACAACCTCGGCCCATTGCTTTTACGACCAGTGTTGGTCGGCTCCAGCCTTCGACAGGTTTAGTCAATTCGCCAGTCATCAACGCATCCAGCGCATGAGTTTTAGGGAGTTGATAACGCATCCGGTTATATTTGGTCTGTGCGCCTGTTCCGGTGCTCACCGGAAGTTGTTGAGAAGCCAAATCGCGTCCCAGTTGATTGCGGCAGGCATTCACAGCCCCAGCATCTTTTAACCGGAATACTTTTCCGGCTAATATTTGTGTGATTTTGACCTTCCTCACCTTGTCTAATTTTGTGTTTTTTAACGTGCTTAAAAACTCGGACAAGGTGAGACTACCTTTGGCCTGATTGCAGGTGCGACAGGCAATGACCAGATTATGAATGCTGTTTGTACCCCCTTGGGCGCGAGGGTGTTTATGCTCAACCTCTAAAATTGGATCGAGGCTTTCCCCCGCGCAATAGGCGCAAGTGCGTTGATGTCTTTCCAGTAGATATTCACGCACCTCATATTGAAATAATGTGCCTTGCTGATATTCAACACCATGAATATCTGGGTTGAGCATCTTTTGCATATCGAACTTCACCCGCTCAAACACAATGGCAGAAACCGGACACAGCCGTTTGAGTTTCTGTACCAATGCCAGTGTGGTGTCCAGACGATGTTGGACAG